CTCTGCATGGATAGCAGTAATAGACGCTTCGTAGTACACTCGATATCCCTTATGCCACGCTCGAAGGCAGTATTCAGTATCCTCACAGGCCAGAAAATACTGCTCATTTAAGAGTCCAACTGTTCGAAGCAGCACGCGGTCAATCATCATCAAGGCTCCCGTAACCGCAATACAGTACTTTGACTGTTCGGCCCCGCTGTAGGTGTGCACAAAACTTTTATTAGTCGCGTTATAGTGTATGCCGCCGTGCTGCAGGCGTCCGTCCGGATAGAACAATCTGGCTCCAACAACCCCTGTGTCAGAATGAAGACTAAAGGCATTCCAGAATTTTTCTAAAACGTTTCCGGTAAATTCAATGTCGTTATTGCAAAGAAGGAGGTACCGTCCAGCAGTTTCATCGATGCCCCGGTTGACCGCGTGCGCAAAGCCACGATTACCGGCATTTACTACCAATTTAAACCCGGCCTCTCGGCTGTATTGCTGCAGAAAATGGGCATCTCGTTCCGGAGAGCCGTCATCGACCACGATAATCTCATAGCGCGGATCGGTTTCGTATTTTCTAAAAGTTGCAATGCATTTCTGCACCAACTCCAGCTTTCCATGTGTCGGTATAATAAGAGAGAATAGCGGCAGGCTCACTGCTTAGCCTCCGACCAGGTTTGCCCGTGGCCGACTTCTACTAAGTCCCGTGTGATTCCATTCGGGAACACGTCGGTAAAAGCGTCGGTCATGCATTCTTTTATGGTGTTACTAAGCCAAGGGTCTGTAGTGTGAGTAGAGTCAGCTTCGACTAAAATCTCGTCATGTACACAGTTTACAAGGCGGACATCGGTATTTTTAAACGCTCTCGACAACCGAATTAAGGCATATAACATCACTTCCGCAGCTCCGCCCTGGACAGGAGTATTCATGGACGTGCCGTAGGTATTATCCGATGCTAAGCGGCGGAGCTTTCCGCAGGGAGTACGCACCGCACAGCTTACCGCGCACGTCTCTGCCTGGTTTAGCTGCCATTCCCTATACCCCGCGTAGGTAGTGCGGAATACATCTATCGCCTCTTCTGCCTCCTCCTGGCTGACCTTTACTCCGTAGGATTTGTGGGCATAGTGGGAGAACTTTTGCTTTCCAAGTCCGAAGAGGAGTCCGAAGTTGACTCCTTTTGCCAGTTGACGTTCATCTTTAGTAATCGCTGCGATTCCTTTTCCAGTAATTTTGGAAGCTGTGAGCGCATGGAGGTCAATTCCTTCTCGATACGCTTTAAGCATTTCTGGATCTCGCGACAGCTCAGCCGCCACGCGAAGCTCGATTTGACTGTAATCGGCACAGAAAAGGTGTCGCCGTTTGGGAGCTTCAAAGTTTCCCCGGATAGCAGCATCGCGGGGTAGCTGTTGCAGATTTGGATGTGACGAACTAAGTCTCCCAGTACGCGCTCCACAGATATTGTAGCTGGCATGAATTCTCCCTGTAATTGGATTAATTTGAGTTAAAAGATTGTGCCCATAGGTGGAGGTCAGTTTTTTCATCTCCTGGTAGTCAGAAAACGGAGCGACTATTGGGAGAAATGAAAAATCAGACAGGGTATCAGCATTGGTACTCAGTTTCCCTGTGTCAGTACGCGGCCAGATATCGAACACATTCTTGGGCAAATTCTTTTCAAGCCATTTACCGAGAGTATCGGAGGTCAGATCCTCCAAGCCAGTCAGGGCCAGAACCTTCTTCTTTGCTGCATATAGCTGTTCCTTCCACACTGGAATCAGTTTTAGATGTGCTTCTTTATTAAAGCCAATGCCATTAATCTGCAGCTCTGAGATTGAATACTGCGCATTTTTGCAGAGCTTGTAACTCCGCTCTAGACCTAAGCGCTGCACGCCGTTGGTTAACTTGTGCGCTAAAAACCAAACGCAGACGGCATCGAGTGCTGCGTACTCAACCTGCTCAAATGTTAAATCGGGTACTGCCCAATCCGAGGTCTGCACATGCTTTAAAATGCGTTCTTCGAAGACCGTATTAACCAGGTTCTCCAAGCTGGCAGACAGCCCCTCATCGGTTGGATACGTGGCATGAAACATGAGCTTTGCCAAGATGTAAGTGCACCCCAGGTTCATGCGCTCAACGCCAGCCATTTTAAAAAACGAGTAATCGAACAGTGCGTTATGGGCGACTAGCTTGGAGCACTCAAGGAGCATCTTTAGCGACGTTAGAAACGGAATGTGCAGGAGGTCTAAGACGTACACACACTCGCCATCGAACAATTGGACCAACCGAATTTGGCCCAGATGCGGACTAAGAGGCGCGTGCGGCAAGTGCTTGCAATTTGGTTTAGCTGCAGTTTCGGTATCAACCGCTATTAACTTTTCCCCGGAACTAAGGCGAGCGATTACTTTCTCAGCGTTCTCAACGCTGCAGATATAATATGCCGGGAATTCTCGTTCCTGAAACCGAACAGTGAATTTTTTTTCGTCCATAGGGAAAACGGCGAGAGAGCTGGGTGTGTTAGGGTAGTAGAAGTGAGTCCCAACCCCCTCGCCAAACCTACAACTAAACTATAACAGATCTATCGCAGCTTTCTTACCCTGTTTAGGCTTTGGAGCTTCCGCAGCCGGGGCACCGTTGGTAGCCGGACCGGTTTCGTTCATTACAGGGGGCGCGTCCTCCGGACCGTCCAGGTTGTCTAACAGTGCGCTCATATCCCGCACACCTCCTCCGAAGCGTGTGCCATCGTCTTCGACCAACTGCGTGGTTTCTAGCTTAAACGACAGCCCGTGCGCGGTAATCATAGGAGTTACCACCAGCACCACCTTTACGCCTCCGACAATCTTCTCGCGTCCAACCTCTTTCTTGTCGCGACCGTAGACCTTCGTTTCCTTTGCATTTCGAGCACATAGTACCCATTTTCCCTTGTAATATGGGTACTTCTCCATGTCGAAAGTATCTCCATCTTGCAGGAGGCGGACACCTCCGAGCGGGGCTGCGCGTTTTTCGTTGAAAAGTGCGAGCATTTCGTTGCTCATCGGTTCAAGCTGCGCGATAAACGCATCTGTTTCAGGAGTGCCCTTATCGAGCAGCACTGTAACCTCAAAACGCGGCTGACCTGCAGGCTGCCCAGGCTGCGGCGGGGGCGGGTCTTTAGGGGTAATGAGGGACGGCCAGCAAGCGCGTCCAATGGGGCTACGAAGAGAGCCACCATAAACGTGGCCGAACTGTGGATGTTTGTAGTATTTTGACATATTATTTTTCCTATTTATTCAGTTGTTTCCAGTACCTCCAGCATCTCTACAGCCCCCTCAAATGCGGGGCGTGGGTCTTCTGCAGATACTAGAATCGGTTTGGCGGGGGTCGAGGTCAGGTGCGGAGCTAAAAGCGCTTGCACATCACTGCCTGGATAGAGCTGTTTTAAGAGCCGAGTTATATCGGTAATCCCTTTGACCTTTTTGTTGTAGATTTTCTCCTCCGGCAGATGCTTTGCCAGCTCTGCCGTTAACCCATTTTGCTCGTTCCAGCACTTTCGCACCGGGCCGGATACTAGTTTAGTACCAGCTACAGGCTTTCCATCTCTGGCACGAGCCAACGCGTACTTTTTGCATTCTTTTATAAATGCTAATAGCTCGTCTTCGTGCAGAACAATTCGGGCAAGTGCAGTATCAGATATCCCCAAAACAGAAGGCAGCTCAGTATGCCCAATATCAACAAGGTTAAGCGTAGTTTTCTTTGACAACTCATGCTGGTAACTCTTGCAAATTGCTTTAGCTGGGCAGAACTCGCACCACGAGCCTACCTTAAATTTAGGCTTTTGCTTAACAAAAATCTGGTGCGCAGCGGCAAAGAAGCGCTTACGCAGGGTTTCAAGCTGCGTCTTTGTGAATTTCACTTCCTGATAATGGTACTCAGGTTCCACACGCGGCTGGAAAATAACAGCACGAACGTAGTCTAAGTCTTTACCCGCTTTTTTAATTTCTTCTCGAAGCGCACAGGCATAAAAGGCCAGCTGGTAGTTCTTATCCGCTATGACCTTGTGATAGCCGTACTTGAAATCCACCACCACGCCGACCCGCTTTCCCCGGTCGTCGATGTAGACGACCACGAAGTCTGCATAGCCAAACATCTGCAGGTTCTCATCGAGGGTCAGCTTCTCCTCGATCATATACGCTTTATCTGTAATAGTTTCTTGCAGCACGTTTTTCCAAAGGCTTTCCACGTACCCTTGACCTGCATCTACCATATCCGATGGATATGTCAGTGAGGCGCGGACAGTAGGGTCAGACCCCGTAAGTTTGTGCTGCAAGAAATCTTCTAACATCCGCTCAGCGCATTCATGCGCCTGCGTGCCCATAAGAGCCGCTTCGCCGGGCAGCTCTTTTGGGAGTTGTTGCTGGTAAAAAATTGAGCCGGGACAGTTTACCCAGCGATGCGCGGACGAGCCGCCTAAAGGCGCGTGCGCTCTTTCAATTGGCGTTGGTTTCATTTTTGGTGTTTCTTAATATTAAAGAGCGAACAAATTCCTGCATGGAGCGGCCTAACTTTGCGCATTTGACTCGAAGCGCCTTATGTTCTGCAGTACTGAGTCGGATAAACACTAACTTACTCTGGTTTTTCATGCTGGAATTCTAGCAATGCTTATATTTTACGTCAAGTAGTCATCTGGGTTTTCGTACCCGACTATCTCTTTACAGATGGAACAAATTATGCAGCAGTACGGCCATCTCTCCCCAAAGAAAAACCACTTCCGGCGTCTTCGCTGCACGCATCCGCGCAGAAAAGACTCAAATGGGTAGGCGTAGCAGTTCGGACAGCGTTGAAACGGCTCTGGAACATGCAGGAGTTGTGTGGATTCGGCAGGCATCAGGCTCTATCTCCGCCACCTTCTAGGTCCTGCACCTCTTTTGCAATGCGCATCTCTTCTATAGCATCGTCCAAGATAACAGCCAGATTTATATCGTTCACACACTTTCTCCAATAGCGAAGAGCTTGGAGACACAAGGCCGCTCTTGCACGTGGTATTACAAAGTCAACCCCCACATGCGCAAACTTTATTGGAATCAGCATGTCATACTGACTCGCTTCTGCGTGCTCCGGTTTCCGGTATACCGGGATAATAGGAGTTTGCGAGTTAGTGGTAAGATACCGCTGTACAATTCGAGACGTATCGCCCCTATTAACTTGTAGAAATCCATCTGGCATTGTTAGTCTCTATCCCCCCAGTAATCATCTGGGTCGTATAGTTCTTTTAGGGCGCTTTCATGCTCCAGATGGTGCCGGTTTTTCTCTACATAGGTTTGGATATCCGGAAACTTTATTATCCAGTCCTGGTCTGCCAGCCAAAGCAGATAGTCAGCCGGTACGTCTCCGATTCTTTTTCCCTTGTGCTTTCCGAATGTGAGGAGTGTGTCGTCTTCCACAATTAAACCTTCGGTTGTTGCGTCGTTTCATTCAATATCGTTTCCGCTTCTCTAGTGAGTTCATCGAATAGTGGCTGCCGCGCAGTTTTGAAAATAGCTACAGTCTCAGCCCAAGAAGTATCGCCGGGTAGTGGGCGAGTAATTTCTAGCCACTTCTCGGCCCACCACCGATGCATTTTTCTAGCCCCTGCGTCGAAAGCGAGTCGCATAAAAAACGACGGCTCATCCAGACTATCATGCGGATGCATTGGCAGTTTGGGAGGCAGATAGGCATAGGCCCATTCTTCGATTAGCTGTTTCAGACTCATATCATTCCCGATTTTAATTCATTATAAAACGCCAGTAACTCTTCGTGGATCAACGTCATACGCTTCATATCTTTGTCCGTTGGTTCTGCGCCCGGTTCTAATATCGAATTAATCGATGCCCACAGATGCTGCGCTCCGGCCATGAATGCTTTTCGCATCTCGTTAACCTGGATTTCTCCGGCATCAAGCGGAATCGCCATTAAGCGCAAGGCAACCCAACCGGCCTCAATGATTTTCCCCTCATCGCTTAGACGCTGAGACAGCTTATCCAACATCTCTTTCGTTATTGTCGTTTCCATATTTAGTTCTCCACCACTTGTGCAAATGTTCTAGCCTTCCCCATAACCGTCTCGACTATTCCTTCTTCGAGGCTGTCTTTAACAACAAAGTAGTAAATCGTGACAGGACATTCCTGACCAATTCGATGTGTCCGGTCCACGGCTTGAGCGATGACTGCAGGCGACCAATCGAGTTCTGCACAGACGACAGTTGAACTTCGAGTAAGCGTAATTCCAACTCCAGCCGCTGTAAACTGACCGATAAAAAGGTTAGTTCCTCCGGACTGAAAGGACTCAACACATGCGGCTCTTTCTCTTCCACTCGTGTCTCCTGTGATAACTACTGGTTTAAACGCACTTAAGTGTCGGCTCAACTCATGAATAAAGTTCCGGTGATACGCAAACGCTACAACAGGAATATCCTGCTCCAAGAGATCGGTGATAAACTCCACTACTGCCGGGAGCTTTTTTTCTCCCTGCAGCCGCCTTTGAGCAGCAATCGATGCAGGCAGCACAGCCAGGGTTTCATCCCGGTTTAGCTTTAATTTCAGCGCTTCCAGTTCCCGCTTCACTGCCGCCTCTTCATCGGCAGGCGGCTTTAGAGAGTATGCTGCAGGCAGAGTAATGCGGCTGAAGGTCTTAGGCGGCAGCTCTTTTAGCACCTCCTCTTTTTTCATACGGATGTAAAATCGCTTGCGGATTATCTGGGAGAGTTCTTCTGCGTTTTTAATGCCGACGTACTTTATCCCCCAGGGCGTCTCTCGCCTAAACGCGTACCTGTCTGCGAACGCGTAGAAATTCGTGAATTTATCCGGAGCTAAAGCAGAGAAAAGCGTATAGCCATCGATGATAGACTGCGTAAACGGAGTGCCGGAAAGCGCCATCCTGTACCTAGCTTTCGGCCAAACGTGGGTCATGATCTCTTTCGTGCGCTTGGCTTTTCGGTTTTTTAAGTAATGCGCTTCATCCAGGATTAAAAACTCCCAGGTTTTTGATGCGAGTTTAGCTGCGTGCCGGGCGGCAAGGTCATAAGAGATAATCACCCGATCAGACAGTGGAATTCGGTTAGTGTCGAATGAGGTTTCAACAATACAGGTATCGATAGACGGCATCTTCTCCCACGTTGCCAGCTCTTTTGCCCAGGTATGGCGCATGACGGCAGGGCAGATGATAAGTGCGGAGAGACAACCGAGTTGATTCATGCACTCGATTGCCATGATAGTCTTGCCGACTCCCATCTCTGCAGCATTGTACACCCCAGATGTAGGCGAGCGTAGAAAGGCCAGCATCTGCGAGACTGCTTTACTTTGAAACGGGTAGAGTTGCTGCATTTAGTTCATCCACTACTAGCTGTGCGTATCCTGCAATATCGTGCCAGGAGTCAGCATAATTCGGATCGCCGTTTAGGATGCGTCCGACTTTGTGCGCAAACATCATTAGCGCTTCTTTCTGAAAAGGCTGCAGCTCCTTCCATCTTGGAGTTGCACGCATCACGGCCTGAAGCGCCTGGGAGATAACTGCGTGCTCTGGAAACGCGCCGTAGCGCGTACCGCGTTCTTCTAAAGTCTTTTTAATATCGCCTGTCATATCAGTTCAAACTTATCAACTAAGTGCTGCAGCACTGTCTGCAGCATGCCGATTACTCGAAAGCGATTCCTGGACCGATAAGAAATCGTAAACGATGGCTCTCCTCCAAGGTCGTAAACCGCAACAAAATCAGTGAGCAGCCCCTTCTTAGCCATGTCTAGCATCGTCTCCAGTCGCGGAACCAGATCTTCGATATCATCGACTTTGATATTTACGACTTTGCTAAACGAAGAAGGTTTTGCAGTTCCTTCACCAAGGCCCGAAGCTGTAGCCGCAGCTGTTTTGTCTCCGTGTTCAGCTTGTCGAACTTCTTGTGCAGTGCTCGAAGGTTCCTGAGTGTCAGGTCGGTTTGGTTCTTTCTCATTTTGGTTCTCCATAAGGTTACTCGTATACTTACCGGTTACCGGGTCATAAGTTGCGTAAAATCGATCAGAGTAAACGGGGAAGTCAGGCATATCAGCTTGTCGAACTTCTTGTGCAGTGCTCGAAGGTTCCTGAGCGTCAGGTCGGTTTGATTCTTTCTCATTCATATTCTCCAGTTCCAATTGTGTTTTAAGTTGCAATACAAAAGCCTTTATCAACTGGGGGTTCCAGATAAACTCACATGTGTCTTCCGTCAAACGGAAAAACCAGTTGTCCGGCGTACCCCCTCCGGTTAGCTTCAGGGAATCATCCATTGTATGTGCACATCCAGATTTGATATTTACTGCGCTCTGAGAAGGGCAGCGTGGTATCTATCACATACGCAGAGGCATTTGAGTGCATCGTTGTCTGCGGCTTGCTATCGTCGTGCTCTGCGCCTAACAGGTGACCACTTTCATGCTTGATGGCATTGGCATAGTGGGCGGCTCTGGGTTCTCCATACGGATTAACCATTGCGCCTGAAACATAAGCAACAGGGTTATCGTGGCGATAATCGCAAGTGCCACTAGCGTAACCAGCCAGATACCAGAGACGGTTTTTGTCGTAGAGCGCCGGAGTAAGCGCGAATTTGAGGGTAGCTTTATTGCGGCGGCGTTTGAAGAACCTTTCCCAATCAAAGAGGTGTTTGAGCCGGGAGTTATTGTATACCAGGTTGTTTCTGTCATATGGACTTTTCCTTCTAGTTACAAAACGCTTTACTTGCAGGTCAATTTGCAGCTCCTGCCGATAATCTTCCTGGACCTGCGTAAAGAGTGCCTTGGCTTCAGAGGTATTTGGGCCGTTTGTGCCCAGCACCAGTACGATGAAAACTTTAATTACTGTCAGCTCCATATCACCACCATGCTGGGAAACGGTGCGCCGTGCTGTGCACCTTTGAACGTGACACGACCGCGAATAAACTGCACGCGCACATCATCATAAGGGCAATCGTTATCGGTGTCCCAAATGTAATCGTGAAATGCTTTTGTATCGGTCCGAGCGGGTAGCAGCATCACGATACTATCGACACAGCCGATTGCGTTGAATTCATTATGCGCTTTCTCGACGAACTTCTGCCACTGCGAATACGGTGGGTTACACCATACGCGCCCTTTCCACGTCTGCTCAAGAGCGTTGTCTTTCTTTGTAAAATATTTCTTACACTTAGTATTTTTTGCCGTCGCAGCCGCATCGAGGGTAAAGTTATAGTCCCGGTTATAGGCAGCGAACAGGGCATCTGGAGTCTCCCATTCGTCTCTTTCCGGAGTGCTCCGGGCATGCACCACTTTTTTCCCGCGCATTAGTTCATTGCCTCCTTCTCTCCCTGAGTAACCTTGGGGATTACCTTCGCGGCAGTTTCCATGATCTCCAACGCCAGTTCAGTAGTCACATTAGTCCCAAAATAGGTGTGCTTCTCTTCGGGGAAGTGAGCCAGGATAACAAACCCGGCTGGCCGCTTTGCTACTGCAAAAAGCGAGCCAATAATATTGGCAAGCTGCTGCATCAGAAACTGACTTTCCGGGTTCTCAGGGTTGATTGACATAGTACAAACTCTTAACAATTAAACCGGGAGTTGAAGCATCTAATATGCATGAAAAACTCCCGTCTTCCGGGCCGGTTGTTTCTCACTGAAATTCGAAAGCGGAGTGTCTGCAAAAAATGCGGAGAGGTAGACTGGCGGGTACTGGTGTTTCACCACCGTTGTCCGAGAAAGAAAATGTTCGACCTGTCCGCTGAAGTCGCTGGCCGCACTGCTATCTGGAGACTCGTGCGGGAGCTGAATAAGTGCGATGTTCTCTGCGCCAATTGTCATATGAAACTCCACTGCCCTAGAAGCTAGGGACAACTTCCTCTCCGTTTTTAAACACCGGCAGGATTTCTTCTGGCAGGAAACTAGTCTGCGACCTGTTAATTATAGGTTTGAGGAAAAACTCCCTGTCTTTGTGTTCTATACTCAGCTGCTGAGCGCGTTCGAGGGCTAACTCCCTGGGCATCGGGCGGCTCATGACTCGCGCCTTCCCGCTGATTTCGGTGTAGACGCGATAGCGTTGTACTTTAGGTCTTGAGTATTTAATCATGAGCCGCCTCTTTGGTTACTTCACTGCATGTTTCGCATCATAACTGTCGCACATCTCTCGGTAGATTTTGTCGCAATCTGCTACGATTTCGTCAATCACTTCATCCGAGTAGTGCGTAATACGCCGAATTCGCACTCCGGGATAAGTTATATTTATTTCGATGTACGGCCATTGTCCGCGTGCATCGGCAGGCAGCTTATCGAGTACTTCAGTCTGCAACCGCTCCGCCAATTCCATGTCAAAAAGGGTCGGTGCGTATCCATAGTTCATTTTGTTTCTCCTGTTTATGTATGTTTCTACAGAGCGCTAGTATTATAGCATAGCTAGATTTCAAAGTCAAATGCCCTCATCTTGCAGGAGAAATACGATCATTCCGATCACGATGTAGAGCAGTACAAAAATCAAAATGGAATGCATATCAGCTTTGAAAAAGGGACAGCGCAGCCTGGAGCCTCAAGACGTTAAGGACCGTAACGCCTCCACCAAACCGCACTGTCCCAAACTACAACTAAGTCCGTCAACAGAAACCGCAACCAAAAAGCGAACCGATGCCCAGCCCATGACCGCTGTTTATTCTGGCGGGAGAGGCCCATCAAAACAGCATCGGTTCACAGCGAATCTTTTCAACAAAGCAGATTGTAGCACAGCTAGATTTATAGCACAACTAGAAGAGAGTCCATTGACAGGAATTTTTCACTAAATTATAATCAGCAGTTCCCCCTACAACTCTACAAAGGACAAATGGAGCCGCGCAACACCTTTGATGCAACGTATGATGCAACCGAGTTAAATACCTTTTTAAATTTCTTAGAGCCTGGGGGCGAGCGCTTCACCGGGGCTGTGTTTGACGGTGAGCGTCCGATTGCAGGCATGGGCGTGCTTTGCGGCACAGTTGCAGAATTACAAGCTATTTTTGCAAACCTGTTTAGTTCCTATAGGGGGCAGCCGGAGTTCCACGTAACGCTAAACCGCTGTAAAGACACAGGCCGAAAGAGCCGGGACATTGAATCCTGCAGGGTGCTGTGTGTGGACCTCGACCGGCATATCGCGGTCGAAGAGCTTAGGCGGCTGATCGACACGTACAAAATCGGAATGGTCGTTCAATCGTCTCCAGGCCGGTACCATTTGTATTGGCAGCTGGGTGCAGGAGTACCGCTTGAGCAGTGGAAACGCTATCAGCTGGCACTGGCGCAGCACTTTGGAGGCGATAAGTCGCTGGCACAGGTCGCGCACATAATCCGAGTGCCGGGATTTTGGCGGACAACCAAGCAAGGGGAACGCTTTTGTCCCAAAATTGTGTATCTGTGTGGCGGTAGCAATGACTGCGAACCGCTGTCTGAGCTTTCAATCGGAGAGCTATTCCCCTGGGTAGAGGCCGAGTACCAGGCGGCCAAGGCAGAGAGGCGAAGCAGCAGGAACGCGGCCAGGGGCGGCGGAGTCGGCAGGGTGAACGGCCACGGCGGGGCAGCTGCAGAGGGCCGTAATTCAATTCTCTACGACACTGTGTTTCAAGAATGCCTGGTTCGGTTAGGGAGCGGGGAGTTTTCGGAAGAAGATGCAGTCGCGTTCGGGTTGGACTTTAACACAATCGAATTTTCCGCGCATGTGCAGGGGCCACTAGAGACACGCGAAGTCGAGGCTACGAGTACGAGTGCCTACCGGGGCGCGTGTGAGGCAAGAGACAGAGACGCGGCAGCGGCTGCGGAAAAAGAAGAGGCGATTAAGGCTAAGTTACTGAAACTTGGTAATTTTAATGTCGGCAAAGCCGACATTAAAACAAAAGAATCGTTAAGTCAACCGGAAAATAAGAATTCTGAGGGGATTGCAGCAGGGACGCAAACAACAGGGACGGCAGCGGGGATGGTGCCGACCGTGTTTGCATATGATTTCTCCGCTCCTGGGTTTGCAGCCGGTCGCTACGATGACAAAGCGCTATGCGAACGAGTCGTGCAGAAGTATGGGGATAGACTGGTTCGAATTGCCAATCATGTTGATGCGTTTGACATAGAAGAGAAGGTCTGGCGGCGTCAGGGCCAGGGCGAGTATATAGCCGAGTTCGTTAGTGATTGTGTCGAAGACATGATTCGAGAGGGCGAGTTCTACGCGCAATTTAGAGACAGCAAGGGACAGTATTCGGAGAAGATGGAAAGAAGAGCAATCGAGCGGCTTAGAAGCAACGGGCTGGTGCTTGGAACGGGGGCCGTGGTCGTTAAGGACAACCGCATTAAGAGGATGCAATTACAGGATTTTGACAGCCGTGTTCACTGGTTGCACTGCCCAAATGGGGTGCTAGACATGCTCACGGGCGAGATGCGGGAAGCCAGGGCAGAAGACTACCTGCTTTGCCGAGCAGGGGTCGCGTTTGATGCTGGGGCCGAGTGTCCGGGCTGGTTGAAGTTCTTAGGTGAGATATTTGCAGAAAACGAAGAGCCGGAGCACATGGTTAGCTTCTGCCAGCAGATGTTTGGTTACACGCTGGGAGGCTCCATAGACGCTCAAAAGATATTCGTGCACTACGGAGGCGGGGCTAACGGCAAAAGCAAGGTCTTATACGCACTGGGGCTGATTTTGGGCACGTATACAGCGAGGCTAGAGTGCGGAGCACTGGCAAAGGGCAAAGGCAGCGTGCAACGTGAGCTTAACCGCCTGGGAGCATCGATTGAGGGCAAGAGGGCGGTTGTTATTGACGATTTGGATGTGGCTTCGACCTGGAATGAGGGGTTTGTTAAGTCGTTAACCGGACCTTATTTACTTTCGAGGAAACTCTACGAAGAAGAGATTCAGCTTTTGAACCGAGCCAAGTTCCATTTGGGCTGTAACGTGCCTCCAAAGCCAGAGGCAGAGAACTTAGGTATCTTGAGGCGGCTTTGTATTATCCCTTACAGCCGGACATTCGAGCCAGACGGGGCAATGGAGAGCAGGATTCTTCGTATGCTGCATTCTGAGGCTGGGGGGATACTGAGGTGGGCGGTTGAGGGCTATAGGGCGGTAATGGGCACGGGAGAGCTTCAAATTGAGTATCCAGAGGAGTTACAAGCAATGACTAAGGAATATCGCAAAGAGCACTTTACTGTCGAGACTGCGGTTGAGGGATTAATTGCCGTGGCAAAAGAGGGCGATACTAGGGGGCGGATGCTCACGACAGAGGAGCTTTTGAATCGGCTCCGACCGCATTTGCCTGTTGGTATGGAGATGACTGCGGTTGTTTTAGGACGCGTGCTTTCGAAAATGGGAGTTTTTCAAGTGCGGACTATGGAGGACGGAAAACGCATAAGAAAATATTTTGTACGGCTAAATTCAGAGCTGTAAGTACCTGATAAAGTGTTTCAAGAGAAATAGAACGAGTGTTATCTGGGCAACTGTAGTTGCCGGAAAGAATTCAGGATCGGAGTCAAAAATTGCCCGGTCCTGCCCAGATGACAGTGTTTGAAAGCTATCTGGGCAGAGTTAACTTTATAATTTTATTCATTTTGTTGAAAAATTGCCCAGATAAAAGCGTTTCTGGAAAGTTCGCTTATACAAATTTGCATTTTTCTATAGAGAAAGTTTTTGAAAAAAAGAATTACAGCGGCAAAATTAGTACTACTTAGCTATTAACTTTTAGATATTATTGTATTTAATGATTGCCCAGATGATTTTTGCGTCTCCGTAAATGCCCGATATTTCAACATAAAAAATTGCCCAGATGTGCCCAGATAGAATAGAACAGCTTTATCTGGGCAATTTTGGACAAAATGAATAAATTCACACTGTTCCGTGTTTGACAAATATTGTTTTATGAGTAAAAAACCGCAAAAAAAAAAAGTGCCCTTGCCGGTGTTAGGTTGGCAAGGGCACAAAACAAACAAAGGAGAAATTTAATATTCAGAAGGCAGCATAAGTACCCAGCGAATGCCGTCGAACTGGCAAAAGAGACGGAAGGTGTCGAAAGGGAAGTCCGTATAATCGAGCTGCACAGTATGCAGGGCGTTATCGTTGCCGTCTGTTATCCGGACCTTGCCAGAACCGCTGTGAGAGGTCGTCACATCGATTGTAAGGAACGATTCCAGGGTACCTGATGTCAGGGCATAGGCAGAGATAAGATCGACAAGCCAATAGCATTTGGCTTTGTCTGCGAGGTAGGCAACGCCATCCGTGCAGAGAAAGCGAGGTGAGAGGCCAAGTCTGTGGTAGTTTTCGGTGCCGATGAATTGGGAGAGGTCCAGTTCGTTTGTCATGTTAGTTTTCCTTTACAATGTAGGTTTTCAGTTTATCCGCTTGCCCGTTGCCAGGCAGCGGTAAGAGTGTGCGTGAGTGCCAAGCGTGTTTTAGGTTTTTTACATAGCGCAGTGCCTCTGCTTTTGTCGAAACGGAAGCGTGCATCTGTTTTGGTTCGTGGTTTACTTGTGTGTATACGCGGTAGGTCATAAGTTTACGTCCTCTTGTTCGGGCCGAAGTGTTCCGGCATGCGTTCAGCAGCACGGGTATCCGGACTGCTTAGTAGCTTGCCGCTTTTGTCATAAATGTAAACCAGGTGCACATGGTCAAAGTTTTCATACAGCTTGAGCATGGCGGCATCTGGAGTTTTAGCACGAACGCGTTCAGTATGCGGTGAGTTGATGCCGATTGCGCCTTTGTACCGTCCTTCGAATGTGATTGTGTAAGTGTCCATTTATTCATCCCTTGTTAAATAGTTAAAATCGTCCAACGTTGCGGCTATCCCGTCGATATCGTCGCCCAGTAAATCGCTTGCAATTGCAGCCAGGTTAGCGTTTGGGAGCGGTTTAACTTCACTGTCTGGTTTACGAATACAGCAAGGGCATTTTAACACACACCATTTGCCCTTCAGTAACCACTCGTGCGGTTCGTGTGGCGCATACCTAACTGATTCGATGTCCCAGGGTTCGCCGCAACGTGTGCAGTATGTATCCATATGATTGTTTTCCTTTTTGTTGTTTCAATCGAGCGCGGTCGATTGTGCCGACCGCGTTCGAGTGAAAGCACGGGCAATGCCCGTGCGAGTGATTTACGTGGCATCCGGCACGCGGATATTCTCATGAGTGTACGGCACACGGCTGGAGAGTCCGCGTGCATAGGCTTTTGCTTCTATCAATGCATTCTTGCCTTGAAAGCACCGGCTTATATTGTTCGTGCGAAACGGTTTTTTCGTTATGGGGTCCAAATACAGCACAGTCACACCATATATTGGCATGCGTTCAAAATCCGTGCCTTCTGATATCTCATAGATCCAGTTTCCTGATTTGCCGTATGAATACACGTCTGGAGTCATGAAATTAGTAGACTTGTATTCAGCTTCAAAAATTTCGCGAATGTCTGCTGTGTTCATATGCCTGCCTCTTGCTCTGTAGTTACAATTACGTCACCGGCTTCTGTAATTAGAGTTAAACCTTCTGGGAGTACCGCACTAATATGGTCAATTAGATCGTCATTTATCCAGTGAATTTCCTCACTGTCCGGGTCTTCAAAATCGATATTTTCGAGATCAAAAATACCTAACCAGTATTCGGTATATTCTGGGTCCAATGTGAGCAGCAATTCACGCAATTTAAATGCACGTTCTTTCGGTGTGCGCGGGATTGCGCCATCGATCCAGCAACCAATTAAGTTTTGTGTGTTCATTTTGTTTGCTCCTTGTGTTTGTTGTTTCAATCGAGCGCATGCAATCATGCATGCGTTCGAGTGAAAGCACGGGCAATGCCCGTGCAAGTGATTTACTCAGGTAGTTTCATACTGCCGCTTATTAGACTTGCTGTGAGCGATTCGCTGCCGATTGCCATGTTATCCAGGAGAGTATTTGCTTCTGGATTTAGTTTCATGCGCAAACGTTCGGCATGTTCGCGGTCTCTGTAAAACGGCATGCCTAGCAGTTTTTCTGTTTCAAGGTTATTCTCACATTGCCTAGCAGCGGTCATATACTTAAAAACCTGTTTCGCTAAGCGCATGCGAGTCATTTTTTCCGGGTCCGGATTTAGCAGTTTTTCAATTTGCGCATCTGTCAAGGTTAAAAGTGTACGGTTTATTACTGTTTCAGCTGACAACTTTGTGCTGAATCGACCGATAAACCGATAACCGCTTGGAACATGTGTGATCGTGTAATCACTATCCTTGTTTGTCGGGTCTTCTTTGTGCATCCCGAATAGTTCATTGAATACATGAGCAGCACGGCGGATGTTTTCGCCATTTGGGTACGTTAGGTTAATGACGCGGTATGTTTGTTTGATTGTTGTCATTTTATTCTCTCCTGGTTTGTTGTTTCAATCGAGCGCGGTCGATTGTGCCGACCGCGTTCGAGTGAAAGCACGGGCAATGCCCGTGCGAGTGACTTACTTACGTGCGAGTCTGCAAACTCCAGCATTGATCAAATTGCGTGCGGTCCGACAGTAGAAGCCCTGGAGCTTCCAAACGATTCCTTGATCGATCAAATACTGCCAGGCTGCGATCACTTCTGACTCTGAACGGTCCGCTTCTAGCCCTTCACATATATTGATTGCGGTATGCAGGTCTAAAGCATTGTCCAGGTTTGACTCATTTCGATATGTCATGGTTTGACTCCTATGTTTGTTGTTTCAATCGAGCGCATGCATGATTGCACGCGTTCGAGTGAAAGCACGGGCAATGCCCGTGCGCATCAGCTTAAACGTATCGTTGAACGTAGTATTGTAGTGCTGCGAGTAAATCAGTCGTTAATACGTTCAAAACTAAAGCACGTTCGTGTGCGTTCTTATAGTGCGATAACTGTGCTGCGTTCAATAACCTGGATTGTGTTGCAAGTACTAATTGCCAAGACCTATGCGCATTGCGCGGTTTGTGCCGTAACAGTTGAGTATAATTGTACATGGTTTCTCCTGGTTTGTTTACTGCTATATTTTCAGCAGACGACGCATCATAACATTTTTGAAATTCGATTGCAATCATTTTGATTGCGTCCAGGCCAAAAAGTTTGCCGCGCATCGACTTTTGTTCCCTAGTTCCGCAATTCTCGTACTGTAACAGCGTGATTGCAGTGCAAACATTTAGCATGCGCATTCAGTAGGTTAGTTGAGTTCTTGAAGTGAGCGCGAAAGGGGCAATCGAATTGCTTTAACTACGTAAAATTATTGAGGACTCTCTTTTTTCAAAACGTGCGCACGGCGAGCGAAACGCGGCAGCCCCCCGGCCAATTTAATTTATATAGCGGGAATTTTTGCGTGTATCGCTCTGAAACAACGAGGCATGTTATACTGGTTTTTATGAATTCGGTTGCCACTCTCAACTCCACTCTCTCGCCAAGCAATGCCGCACGTCTCCCCGATACTCTATCCCCTCCAGCATCGCCTTCCATCACCTTCACTATCCCAGACGCTCCTCCCGTTAACCGCTCTAACTCTCCGGAGGAGGTAATCGATGCCGATGTGGAGATTGCAAATACACTTCTTTTAAACGTGCATCAGGTGTGGGGAGCGGTTACAACGCTTGCAGGTGTGTGCAAACTTGCAGAAACCACCATGACGCTGCTAGAAAAACGTCGCGCTATGCTGCTGCAGCCATTCGGTGCTCCGACCAGCGCAAAGCGTACAGTGATTATGCCTCTAGAATGATAATTGAACTTAAACTTTCTAAGTCGTTTCCGCTGACCGCGTTCGTTGAAAAACACCTCGCGAAACAGTTTCGCCTGCCGAAACGCCCTCTTTCTGCGTATCTGCCGTTGGAAGAGGTCGCGACTTACCTAGATGCGCCCACTCGCTATCTCTTTAACCTGGCAGCTACCTCCCCGGTGCTGCACGGTTTTATTATGCACAACCGTCTCTACCTCCACCCGCAAGCGGTAGTGCGCTACGCTCGACAAAAATTCAGAAGAAAAATCAGAAAGGCGTTATACTCTTTATCTTCACGAAATCCTCCAACCCTCCACTGAAAGTTGCCGTTGGAGGAGCCAAGTCGATTTCTCGCTTTTGCTCCTGCACAGCACGAAGCTGTTCTTTATACGCCAGATATTTCTCATGCTCGAATCCCTCAACTTTGCGTATCTCTCGCCGCTGCCCAGGGAAAAAGCCAAAATTAATTATCGCAGACTGGAGCGCCAAAGCCGCAGCATCTGCCTCGTCCGGACTCCTTGCCAGAGAGGGAATAATAGCCCCCATGCGAACTTTGTATTCACGCTTGGATTCCAGCTCTTTTTTGAACGTTTTCGGATTTGTGACCTCTAATCTGTTTGTCAACTGAGCGGTAGCAATTGGGTCAAGTCCTTTGATTTGCCCGTTTTGAATGAATTCCCGAAATGTGAACCACAGTTCGTGTGAGTTTTTGATGACCACATCGAAGCTGTTCTTGCTGATATGCCCCGCACGCGTGCTGTAAATCTTAATCGGCGGTTTTAACGCTCCCCACCTAAGACGGATTGTCTCCCCTAAAGCGCGTCCCTGCCCATTAGCATCGATGCAGATGTGTTCCAGTCTGCAGTTATATTTCTCACAAATTGCTTTCACCTGGTCTGCGATTTGCAGTTCCGCGCTTTTATCGCTTTGCACAGTGATTGGAATCTTAAACAGTAGCGAATCTCCACGGTAATCGAGCACCACCTGCCCCCCGGTTGTTTGCCCCAGTACCGCCAAGCGAAGCACGCACTGGTCACCTCCCGTGCTAAAGGCTGGGTCCAGACCGCCTACAATGTGCAGCTCGTGCATGCCGGACCACTCGGCTTTTCTCACTACATCGAATGAATTTAGGAACTCTTTGCTCACAACTACCGGGTCTGTGGAACTCTCTCTCCAAAATCCAAGGACGAATCTCCAGAAAGCGTCGGACATATCTCCATACTCTTTCTGCTTTTCTTCTATCTGTTCAGAGGTGATTAAGAATTTGGTCAGCGCTTTTTTCTTTACCGGGTCTTTTTCGAAAATTGCGGGAGACTCATAACAGCTAAAAAACAAACAAAGTCCCTGCTTTT